TACAAGAATCAATCTTCCTGGGTAAAAGAGAAGTAAAACTGCCCGTGTAACATTGACACTGACAATGGGGGTTATAATGACTTTATTTGATTTTGTAAAAGATTTATTCAAAGATGGAACAGAGTTTTTTCTAGCAGAAAAGATAGTAAAAGCTTCTAATGGTATTGCTATAACAAGAGATACAAGAATTTTGAGAGACTGTTCCATAGCTTTGATAACTTGTTCAACACCAGAAGAATGGTATAATACTTGTAGACAACTTTGTCCTGTTGGTACAGTTATAGAAGATTATAATGAAAACTGGGAAAAACTATATAATGATTTATTGCTTTTAGCGAGAGTATCACTAACAAAACAACTTCTTTTGGAAAGAACACAAAAATCTGCCAAAACTTTATTGGATATACTTGAACGCAGAGATTCTTCTCGTTGGGGAAAAGAATCAAAACAAACAACTGTTGATGTAAGCAATGATAAAGACTTGAATGTCAAAATAACAATGGTGGAATAATGGAAGTAGAAATCAAAACGTCAAAGTTTCAAAAAGAATTTTTAGAAAGAAGCGAAGAACCTATTTTGATTTTGACAACTGGTGTAGGTGCAGGTAAATCAAGAGTTGCTGCATTATGGACTATCTTTGAAGCAACAAAATCAAAATGTAGAATAATCGCAGCTGCTCAAAACTATCGTGCTTTGACCGAAGTTCTTTTTCGTGAAATAGAAAATCTTTTATTGAAATTCAATGTAAAATATCACTATACAAAAGGTATAAAATTCACACTACAAAATGGAAGTGAAATTTTTGGTGCAACTGCTCAAAATCCATCTGCGATTTTGGGTTTCACTGATATATCTGCTGCTATCATTGATGAAGCTGCTTATTGTCCAGAAGAATTATATAACTATATAACCGACCGTATGCGTGGTGAAAATATAAAACAAGGAAAAATAAGACTTATTTCTTCACCATCTTCTCAACAAAAATTCAAATGGTTCAAAGATTTATGTAGCAAATATAAAGATAAAGTTATACATGCTACAACCTTTGATAATCCTTTCACTTCTGAAGAATATAAACAAGCTCAAATAGAAAAATATGGTAAAGATACACCACTATATAAACAGCAACTATTGGGTGAGTTTATTGAAGATTCTCTAATAAATCAAATCATAACAATGAATGATTTTCCTTCTGTAATGTATTCTGACGCAATGTCTGATACAGATTATACTTTTGGTATAGACTGTTCAGGTTATGGTGTAGACTATAATGTGATTGTGGTATCAAATAAAAGAAGAATCGTAGAGATAGTTCGTAAACAAGTAGCTGATACTTTTGAAATGACAAATATAGTAAGAGAACTTATAAACAAATATAATCCAAGAAGAATCAATATAGATGCTGGTGGTGGATATGGAAATGGATTATATGATATGCTAAAACTTACTTTCACAAACGAACTGAACCAAGTAAACTTTGGTGGAAAACCCAAAGACCCACTTTTCTCTAATGTTAGAGCCGAAATGTATTTGGAAGCAGTAAAGAAAATAAAAGAAGGTTTCTTTGTAGAAGATAAGGAACTAAAAGAAGAACTAACTATACAACAGTATTTTATCAATAATTCTGGAAAATCTGCTTTGGTTTCAAAAGATGAAATAAAAAAGATACTTGGACACTCACCTGATACTTCTGATGCTTTTGTACTTTCTTTATATAATGTAAATGAAGAAACTGTTATAAATAGTAAAGATGGTCTAAAGATAGCCATGAAATTTGTAGGTATATAATGGGGAGTAAAAAACATGCAGTATAATGAGTATCTTGAAATTTTATCTAAAAATAACTTACATATACACAAAGATGGTGTAATATATAAACACGGTAAAAATAATAAAAACAGACCTATTGCTAATAATGAAGTTTTTCAAGACCTTTCTATAAAAAGACAACAAGGTAATATAACTTATAGGGAAAATGAACTTTTAGGAAACTGTGTAATGACTATTGTAAGAATTTGCCTAAATAATGGTAAATTCAGATATCAAGACGAAAATATAAAAAATGAAATAAAAACAGAAGCATATATGGATATATTCAATGCTATAGATAGTAATCTATATAATCCTTCAAAAGGTAAAGCATATAGTTATTTTTTCCGACTTGCTTATGTTGCTGGTATTCATGTTCTTGAAAGATATAATAAAAAAGCAGAGTTTGACCTAAAACTTATAGAAATATACGAAAAATATATGAATAGCGATGGTGGCAAAGTAATAACCACAACTAATTTTATATAGTAAAGAGGAGAATTTATAATGAGCAGCACTTATCGTTCAATAATTGTTGAATCATGTTCAAGAGCAAATATAGTTCCAAGAAAAAGAGCAGTTCCTTCAGATGTTTTTGAATCTGCTAATAATCTTCTAAAAGGAGTTTTGGAAGAATATTCTAACAGAAATTTTATAACTGCTTATTCAAATGAAGTAAATTTTGTTCCTCAAAACGAATCTTTCCTTGTTGGGGAAGGTCCTGATGTTATAGTTGAAGCTAATAAAATTCAAACACCTAAAGCAATTTTATATAAACTTACTGATAATGATTGGGTACCTATGAACTTTATTGCTTATGACCAGTTTTATTCTGCTGGTTATGGAAACTATGCTGTTTCTTGGCAACCTACTGGTAAAAATCAATATAAATTATATTTCAAACCAATCTTTGTTTCTCAAGGTAGAACTTGTAAACTAATCTATACTTGTGAAATGAGTTATAATGATAATGATGTAATAAATCTTCCTGCCCCTTACATTGAACTTTTGACAAGAGCCCTTGCTTATAAACTTTCTGTGGCTCTTCCTAGAACTGATATAACAAAACAACAGTCTCTTTTGAAAGAACTTACTGACCTTGAAAATATGTTGCAAGCTGCTAATGCTTCTAAATCTATTATAACTAGAGATTCTGGTAATATGGGAAGTCTAATGTCTAACTTTCTTGGTGGTTCTTTTATAACAGGAATCTAATATGGCTAAACATGTAATAACAAATATAGTTGGACAATCTTCTCGCTATGACCTGGCGAAAGTTTCAAACAGTTATACACTAAACATGTATGAAGAAACTGTTGATGGTAATGAATCTTATGTAAATAAAATCCTTAGACCTATAAATGGTTATAAAAAAGTTTGTGATATACCTGGTACTTGTAGAGGTATGTATACTGTTTCTATTGGTTATAATAATAGACCAGTGACCTATACTGTATTTGATGATACACTTTATTTGATAAACAATGAAACTAATCAACCTTTTGCTATTGGTCAAATTCCTAATGGAAGTTCAACTGTACACTTTGCTCAAACAAGTAATCTTTATGGTTTCCATACACACTTGGTTTTAGTTGATGGTATTTCTTGTTATGCAGTTGATACACAAATCAAACCTGCCTTACAAATAGAAGATTTCACACCTATACAACTTCCTTTTAGAGATGAAACAAATAATGTGTATATAAAACCTTCTCATATTGCTTACTTACATGGTTATATTGTAGTAAATGATTCTGATTCTGATTCTTTTTATATAACTTATAAGTTTCCTTTCCAAAGAAATAGTGCAGGTGAAAATGTAAATGATGGAACTGTTGATAAAAATATATTTATGTTTGATTCACCTGAATGGGGTAAAACTGGTCAATCTGAAGAAGCTTACTGGCAACCAGATAAAATAACTTCTATAGTTTCTAATAGTACAAGACTTTTCACTTTTGGTGATACTTCTTTCCAAATGTTTCAGTACACAAATGATTTGAATGTTCCTTTCAATTCACCAGATAGTGCTGCTCAAATGATTGGTCTAAAAGCTGTTGATTCGGTTTGTCAACTTGGTAATATAATTATATGGCTTGGTGCTTCTGATATCGGTAATAATGGTGTATATGTAAATAGAGGCGGTACTGAAGCTGAAAGAGTTTCTACACCCGCAATTGAAAGAGAAATCTCTAAATTTTCTACTATTGCCGATGCAAAAGCACAAATTTGGCAAGCCAATCAACATATCTTTTATGTTTTAGACTTTCCTACTGCTAATAAAACTTATTGCTATGACCTAACAGAAAAATCTTGGACTGAAAGAGCTTCACTTGATAATCAAAACTTATTGAAAAGTTGGCGTTATAGTAATGCTACACTAAACCCAAATGGTAATGTTTGGCAAACAGCCGAAGGATGTATTGTTGAACAAACTGAAGAAAAGTGGAACGAACATGACAATAATCCTATTTTGAGACTTCGTAGAGGTGGAGTTATATATTCTGACCAATCTCATTTTATTATAAACAATATAGAAGTTTCTACAAATAATGGTCAATATAGTTCAGATTTTTATAGTAATGGTGCTCAAATGATGATGCGTTATACTGCTGATGGTAGCGACTGGACTGATTTGGAAACTGTTGATATTGGATATACTGGAAATTATGACTATGATTGTATTTTCTATAACTTTGGAATGGCAAAAGTTTTCACTATTGAACTTTCTTGTAGTGATAATGTTCCTTTTGCTTTGTACAGTATAAAAATAAATGTAGATACAATGGCTTTTTAGGAGAAAAATATGGAAATAACTACACCTTTCACAAATCATAATGATCTGGCAGAAGCAATTCGTGGCTACTGGGGCAAGGATATAGGAAAAGATTTTTCTATTGTATATTTTGGTCAAGCAGTAATTGGTATTGCTGCTAGTACTGAAATTTTAGATAAAGAATGTAAATGTAATCATTATCCTTGGATAAAGATTGGGGATAAAACATATTTAGCGATTTTGAAATAAGGAGAAACAAATTATGGCAACCGGAGAAATTATAGGTGGACTTGCTGGTGGAATGTTTGATACAGCGATGAACTATATTCAGAGCGAAAAGAACAGGAAAGAAGCCAAAAGAGCAGCACAGGAAAAACAAAGAGTTATTGGCGAAGCTGGTGCAGCTGCTGATACTGAATATCAGGCAATGCTTGATATGTTGAATGAATGGAATGAAAACAGAACACGTCTTTCTACACCAGAAATGGTAGAAGATTATAAGAATTTGATTTCCGAATATCAACCACAAACTTATGATTTCGGTAAGTTTTCTGACGAATACAATAAAACAGTAGAAGATTTCATAAATCCTGAAGCAGAAAAGATTGCAGAACTTGCTGGTTTGAAAACACAGTCTGATTTAGATGTTGGTGGTGCTGCTGGTGGAACTGCTGGTCTTGCTGGAATGGGATATTCTCGTTGGGAAGCCGCTGAAAACCTATATAAAGATGCTCAGGATGCTTTGCGTCAAGACCGTGCACAAGCATATAATGAATATGGTGACTATATTGACCGTATGCAAAAGAAACTTGATACTATGAATGAAGGTAAGTTAGCCAAAATCAATCTTCTTGGTGGAAATATCTCACAGGATCTTGGTGCAGAATCAGACTATATGGCCGACTTGATGGCAGTAATGGGTGATAAAGCATCATCTAGAATAAACACAGCTGTTGGAGCATATTCCTAATTTTTTATAGAAAAGGAGAAACTAACAATGGCTAGAATTTATACATCAAGACAACTACTTGACCCTCGTTATGTAGAAATGATGAATCGTAATGTAGATAATCGTCTTTCTACACAACGTCAGGATCGTAAAAATGTAGTTGATAGTATCAATAGTGCTATCTATAACACAGCATTAGCAGCAGGTAGAGCAGCTGATGAAGCAGAAAAAGAACAAATAGAATTAGAAAAACAAAAACAGCGCCGTCAACTGGTTGGTTCTCCTTCTGACCCAGTTGAAGCTGCTATTGCTGATGAATTCGTTCGTACTGGTTCCGCATCTGGTTTATTGCAGTATCGCTCAATGGCTGAAACAGCAAAAGCACGTGAAGCAGAAAAAGAACTACAAGCTGCAAGAAATCTTTCAGCCAATCGTCCTAAGTTCATTGAATTGAAAAATAAATATGAACAACAGATTGCAACAGGTGATTTTACTGGTGCTGAAGCTACCAAAGCATATATGCAGGCTATGGAAGAACAAACACCAGGTTTGATGCAAGGTATTGACTTTGGTAAGTATGAAGAAGCAAAAGCTAAAGAAGCTGAAGAAAAGGCATTTACTGAACAAGAAAAGAAAACCCGTGAAATGGCTGAAGCAAAACGTCAAGAAAACATTGCCAATCGTTCAGCAGATTTGAAACAGTTTATTCTATCTCGTTTACCTGAAGGAACTATAAAAGATATTGATGAAAAGAATGAATACATGGATATGATTGACAAGTATTCTCAAACTGGATTATTGACAGAAGAAGATAAGAAAGAACTTCAGAAATATGTTCAGGGTGTCAAGACTACTAAACAACAGATACAAGAAGCTCAAACTGGTGCAATTGCATCCGATGTAGGTGAACAAACAAAGAAACAGAGAGAAGCAGCTCGTGTCAAGAAAGAATTGGCAGATGAAGGTAGAAAACTAATTGCTGAAGGAAAACGTCCTACTAGAGCACAACAAAAAGCCATTGATGAAGGATACTAATATGGAAGAAGTTGATAAAATACAAGATTTCGTAAGTAAGAATCTATATGCTGATGTTCCTGATGATACATATAATCAGATCTTAGATGATTCTGAAAATATGGACCTTCATTCTTTTGTACAGAAATGGGATGAATTTCTTTATAATAATTCTGATGGTTGGACTAATGTGAAACCAAAAACAAAAGAACTTTCTGAAAGAATTTCTGAATCATTCAAGGACGATAAATTCAATCCATCTGAAGGAAAGAAAGAAGAAATATATAAGAAAGAATTTTCAGATGTTCCAAAAGAACAGTTTGATAGTTATCTTTCTAATATGAAAAATTATTTTGAAGATGAACAAAAACAACGTGAATATGAAGCAGGTAAAAAACGCAGAGAAAAAGAAGTAAAAGAATGGCCTTGGTATAATGATATTTTAGCTTCTGACTATGAAAAGCAGCGTTATATTGAAGAACCTGAATATGCACTATTTGGTAAAGAAGCTCCTGAATTAGGTAAATCAAAAGAAACCAGATGGGGTGCTATTGGTGATTTAGCAGCTGGTGCAGCTGGAGCTGTAGGTGATATTCCTCCAGGTTTCGGTTCACTTATTGGTCCTGGTATAAGAGCAGGACGTGATGTTGCACATATAATAACTGATTCACCATATCAAAAAGAAACTGGTGACATCATGAAAGATGTAATCTCTGATGCTGCTATCAACCTTGGAACTGAATTTCTTCCTACTGCATTGGTAAGGAGAGGTGCTAGAGGTGGAAAAGCAGCTAGTAAAACTCGTGATTTTCTAATGGATGTAAGTGATGAAATGAAACAAAAAGCAAGAACTGCGCAGAATATGAAATCAGAACAAATGTTTGATGTTATTGCTGATAATGCAAATGACGTTCGTTCATTGGAAACTATTATAGACCGTATGCCTGATTCTGATATCAAAGCTGATATGAAAACAATACTGAAAAAAGAAGACTTCAAACCTAATGATATTCTAACTTATATGGATGAATACAAAAATGCTAAAGAACTTGGTGTAGGTGCATATGAAACAGATCCAAAAACTGGTGCTATTTTACCTCGTAAAAAGAGCGAAGGATATCTTGGTGATAATGCTTTTGATTATTTCAAACAAGAAGAAAAACTAAAAATAAGACCTGAATCAAAAATTAGAACTATATTATCTAAAGGTGCTGAAAACTGGGGTCCTGTTGCTCAAACCATAGCAAAGGAAATACCTACTGCTGAAGGACGTGGCGGAAAACCTGAAGTTTCTGATGAAAAAGTCAAAGAATGGTATAAAGAAAACTATAATCGTGATTGGAAAGCAGGTTTCAAACCTAATGAAAAACCAGGTGACCCTTTATGGGAAGCATATGTTGAATGGAAAAAGGAGAATGAATAATGCTTGGATATTTGCTAAGTCCTACAGTACAGTTTGAAGATATAAATGGTGTACCTCTTGTAAATGGAAAAGTATATGTTTATAAAGCAAATACAACAGTTCTTGCTACAACATATAAAAACTATCTTGGTAATGTAAATACTAATCCTATTATACTTGATACTCTTGGTCACTGTACAGTTATTGCTGAAGATACTGAATACTATGATATTGAAGTATATAATAGTGAAAACAATCTTATTATGTCTGCCAAACTTATAAAAGTTGGTGGAGAAGGTGGAAGTGCTTCTGTTTCTGGTGTATCTGTTTCTGCGGGTTTTGGTACTAATGTTTCTTCAAGAGTTGAAAATAATACACAAATTTTCACAGTTTCTGTTGATGATAACTTCATAGCAACTCAAACTGATTTGAATGGAAAACAAAATGTTTTGACACCTGGTGCTAACATTAGTATCTCTGGTGATACTATTTCTGTAACTGGTCTAAAACAAGTAAATGTTACAGCACCACTACAGAAAACAGAAACACCTAGTGGAATCAATCTTTCTATTGATCCTTCTAGTGTACAACGTCCTATTTCTGCTGGTACTGATATAAAGATTGAAACTATAAATGGTGTAGATGTTGTAGGTATTGATACTACTTCTATTATTTCTTCTGGTAGAAATAACTTTGTTGCTGGTTCCGATGGTATCGTATCAGGTGATTGTAATATACTTGCTGGTAGTGCTTATAATGTAGAAGGAAATTATAATGCTACTTTTGGAAATAATAACTTGATTACTGGCGACTATAATGCTGTATTTGGAAAAACAAATGAAGTTTCGGGAAATAATAATACAGTATTTGGTAGTGCTAACAGTGCAAATGGAAATAGTGATTTCTTGATTGGTAATGGTTTGACAAGTAATGGAAATCATGCAAAAATTGGTAATACTAACTGTTTTATTGATGTAGATTATACAAACAAAAAAATGTATAAGTCTATTGATGGTGTCTTGACAGAGATAGGTGATACTTATTCAGCTGGTTCCAACATCAATATCACTAGCAATGTTATTAGTGGTAAAGATTGGTCAAACGATATAAATGCAGCAACATCTGGAAAACTTGATAAATCCACATATAATAGTTTTGTTTCAACAGCTGATGTTACACCATATACTGCTGGAAATTCTATTTATATAAGAAATCATGTTATTTCAGTAAAACCTTATAAATCTGGTATTGATATAGAACCCGGTGAAGCTGGTACATTATATAACAATTCTACACAAACTGGAGTACAAGATAAATTTATGATTTATATTACTAGAGAAGCTGAATCAACAAACAGTAAAATAACTGTATACAATCTCAATACCACTTCAAGAAAATTATATGTTTATGTGAATGGAACACAAGTAGCTATTATTCAGAATAGTTCAAGTGCTGATGTAAAAACTTTTGCTTCAAATTATGATTTGATTACACTTGAAATTATTGGTATGGGTGTAGGTGAGGAATTACCATATTATAAATTCACAATAGCTGCTAATGATACTCCTTCTCAAACTGTAGCTACATTGTATGAATTATATAGATATACAGTATAAGAGGTAAACAATGAATAGTCTAATAACATCTATATTGCCTTATATCTCACCAGCTGCATTGCCCTTGGTCATTGTTGTGGTTGTAGCTATATTCTTCTATTTCAAGTTCAATGGTCTGACTAAAGATAGAGAAAATACAAAGATTCAACGTGATAATGATAGTCAGACCATTCATGATGATATTCTGAAATTGAAATTCAAAGTATCAGAACTGGATGGAAGAACGGTAAAGCATGAAAGTATCATTGAAGATATGAGGCAACAACTTTCAGAACTAAATACCAACATAGTCAGACTATCAGTAGTTGTTGAAGAACTATCAAAGAAACTGACAAAGGAGTAAATCATGAATGGAACAGGAATTGGCGAAGTTAGAACCAAATTGTTAGATACTGACCACAAACAATGGAATTGTGGTATGGGTATTTTTGACCCAAACAAAGTATTCTACAAAGCAGATCCAAATGGATATGTAATCATTGATGGTAAGAGATGTAAAATTGTTGAAAAACCAGATAGAAGCAATCCAAATGTTGCTGTATTGAATGGCCAAGTTTTTGACAATACTTTCTATAAGAATGAATCTGACAATATAATCTGTTCTAAACTAGTTGATGAAATCAAACTTCCTGCTGGTTATAACAAATGCTACTATGTGTATAATGCTAATCCAACATCAGGAACGACTGCTCTACTAACAACTAATCTAAAGCTTGTTGAAAAATATGGTCATGCATACTGCACAGCAAAAATAAATTCTTTGAATACAGCATACGGTTCAATATATTCAAATGGTGCTGGTAGTGCTAATAATGTCACTAGAATGTTGCTTGGTCTAGATAATACAAGATGTCTTTTATATTCCAATATGGCTGGAAATCAAGGTGGACAAAATATCAAAAGAGATAATCATATTTTCTCATTTGAGTTGACCGAAGATGGAAAATATAGAGAGATTTTTGTTGATACAACCTACAGTACACTAGACAACTATATACAAGGTAATCCTAATACTGATGAAATATTGAAATTTCTTTCAACTGGTTCAGATGTAAATCTCTATTATATGTTTGTAGTAGATGATAATAAGAATTTGACACATTGCTTTATTCCATGTCAGAATGCTACAACTGAACAATTTGGTCTTTATGAAGTCGTTACAAATCAGTTCTTTGGAAATGATGCATTGACTGGTGTATTGGTATAAAATGACTTGTGAAGAAGAATGGAAATGTGTGGCTGCCGAAGTAATATATGGTCTTGATATACTAGTTAGCCACTTTATAAACAATCTTGAAAAAGAAGATTTGGAGATTATATGGAAAACACAGGATCTGATGAAGAAGCTGATGAACCAACCTATGAACAAAGCTTCGGAGATTGGTACAAAATAGAGGTAGTAAATGGCAAGTTATACAGTAAAAAATTATACACCACTTGTAATAGAATCTATAGAAAACGACCTTTTCCAAGTAAAAAAAGATTGCTGTATCTCTGTAGTAGAAAAACATTGGAAACTTACTTTCACTATAAAAGAAGGAGCAGTTTGGAATGGTGCAAGCATACCTAAACCTTTCCGTTGGTTTCTTCCACAAATAGACTACACAAACCAGCTTTATAACTATGCTTCACTAATACATGATGCTTTATATGCTTCTAAAAAAGTTTCAAAAGAAGTTGCTGATGATATATTCAGAAGTATTTTGAGAGATAGTGGTATAGGTAGAATAAAAGCTGGTATAGCCCATCAATGTTTGAAACTTGCTAAAAAGCATTATGGAACTGATGAAAACAATCTAAAAGAGTATTTTCTAATGGAAGTTTCCTAAACTAATTTTATATAGTAAATGAGGAATTATATGGAATACGATGAAAATGAAATTATAGCAAAAGTCCAAGATTTTCTTACAAAAAGTTCTAATAGATATTCCAAAGAAATAAACAAGCAGATAACTGACCTTGATAGTTTTCATGGTAACTTTTGGACTGAAGAAGTAAGAAAACAGTATAAAAGAACTTCTGCTAGAAAGTTCTGTTTGCACTTTTCTGATTGGTCTGTTCTAGCCAATGCTATTGCTTCTCCATATAGTAATAGTCCTTGGCACATTGAACTTCTTTCAAGAATTGGTGAAAATTCAAATATACAAAACACTATCAATACTATTGAACAAGATAATGATTATAAGTTTGAATTGAAGAAAGCTTTTGAAAGAGCAGTAGTTGCTGGTGCTGGTTTTATTGTAGTAACCACAGATATAGATGAATTTTCTGGTGAACCAAAAATTGTTCTTGAATTTGTAAATAGACAAGGTTCTATCGCACTTGACCCAAATATACAAAAAGTTGATTGTAGTGATGCTGAAGAAGGTGCTATTGTAAACTATATCTCTATTGAAAAAGCCAAAAGACTTTATGGTGATGATGTTGTTCCTTTTGACTATCCACAAGCACTTCCAAAACTAAACTTCAATGCTATTGATATGTGGCCAGTTGAAAAAGAAAATATACAAATTGTTTCTTATTATAGAAAATCAAAAGAAGGTGTAGATTACTACAAAATCTGTGGTAATAAAGTACTTGAACATATTGTACTTCCTATAAAATATATTCCTATAATCCGTTTTTCTGGTTATGAAAAATATAATAAAGGTAATACAGAATATACAGGTATAGTTGATAAAACTTGGATTTTGCAGCTTGGTCTAAATATGGCTTATAGTTCTTTGATGGAAAGAGCAAATCGTTCTATCAAAGCCAATCTTATTGCTTCTACAAAATCAATTGAAAACCTTGAACCTTACTATTTGAAAAAAGAAGATGAAGATGGTTCTATTATAGCATATAATGATGGAACACCTGCCCCAATTCCTCTAGTAGAACAGTTTCAAACTGCTGACTTACAACAAGTTATACAAACAAGTAGAGAAGCTATTGCTGATGTTATAGGTGTACCTCTTTCAGGTATTCTTGGAAATGAAGATAAAACTGCTACTGAAATCCTTATTCAACAAACTAATAAAGAATCAAATGTTGCAGTATTTTATGATAATGCTTATAAAGCAAATAGAACTATTTCAAGAATTATTATTGAATTGCTAAATGGTGGAAAAGATGTATTGTTTGAACTTGAAAATGGTCCTTCTGTAATAACAAATAATATCAAACATCGTCAAGAATTACAATCTATTGCTGGATTGATGCCTGCTGAAATGCAACCTATTGTTGCAGTTCACATGTGTGATACTATTGATTCTGATTTTGTTTCTAATATCAAAAATGATATTATTGCTAATCTTGATACAAATATCAAACTTACAACAAAAGCCGAAGATCCTGTTGCTATTCATCAATTGAAACAAATGCAAGGAATTGTAGACCAAACTATGACTCAAGTTGATGCTCTATCTCAAGAAAACGAAGATTTGAAACGTCAATTAGCAAATATGACTCTTGCTTTGAATAATCAAAAAGAAAAGAATATGCTTGATTATGCAAAACATCAAGATGATATGGCTATCCAAACTGCTAAACTACAATTAGATGCTGAAAAACAAAATGTAGAATTGAATCTTGATATTATGGATAAACAATCTGAAGTTGCTAAGGATGCTCTTGATATAGAAGAAAAGAAACTTGACTTAGTTGAAAAAGCAATAGGAGGCTAATTATGAAGTTTAGTGTTGGTTTTGGAACAAGAAATGCTCTGCTAAATGGTAGTAATAAAGAAGCTGCCTATCGTCAAGATCCAGTAGAACATGAAATTGCTATTCATAAGTATGAACGTCCTGGTCAAACCCCAGCAGAACGTCTATTCGCTATTGAGAAAGGTCAAGAAGAAGAACGTGAATTGCCAAAATACTGGGATGATGAATATCCTAGACGTGATATAAATGAAAGTTCTTCTTGGATAGATGAAATTGAATATCTACCTTCTATGGGTTTGGCTATTATGAAAACTAATGGTCATGAATACTACTATCCAATGACCTCTAAAGAAGTAGGTGATTGGGTGACTTCTGATTCTCTTGGTGGATATTATAATAGAAATGTAAAGCTGAGGAAATAATATGCGAAATTTTGATCAGTCCCAAAGTTGGTTTGATTTAGAAAATAAACCTCTAATCGGTAGAATAACTTTCTATAAACTTCACACTACTGAAAAAGCACAAATCTATAATGTAAATGGATCTGCTATTGCTAATCCAGTTTTCACTAATACTAATGGTCAAACTGAATATCAAGTTTTTCTTGATAATGATGTTGACTATACTGTTGTTTTTGAAAAATATATCGGCCACGGTGATATGACCGATGACGAAGAAACTACTAACTGGCTTTTCCAGTATAGTTCAGATGCTCCTTCTATAAAAATCAATCTAGAAGTTGAATCTGACGCAATTCAATCTGTAAATGTGATTGCTGACCTTCGTAATCTTGACCCAAATACTGTTGCTACAAGAGGAAGCGGAAAATATATAGAACTTTTAGGATATAACGAACCACTTGATAAACCTATCGTTTATTATAAATGGAATCCAACTTCTATATCAGCTGATGATGGTGGTTCTATAATCAAAGTTTCTGGTATTTCTACTGGTAGATGGGAATTAGTAAACCTATTTGATAATCAAGGCGTTGATGTAAGACACTTTGGTGTATTTGGTGCTGCTTCTAGAAGTTCTGCATCTGATAACATGAGCAACATGATTTATGCTGCATCTCAATATTCAAGTACCATTGGTAAATCATTGTATTTTCCAGCTATTCCTGGAAACGGATTGACATGGTATAAGATGAACAATCTTACTATCCGAAATGCTATCTTTGAACCTACAACACGCGTATTTGGTAATGCCGGTACAACTAATACAATTTATGTTTCTGGTGAAAACTCAAATCTTGTTGTTTATTCTGATAATACTTATATTTCTACTTTCCATATAAAAGGTGATGTAGTTAGAACTTCATATGCTCCAACTTCTTTGAATACTATAGCACAGAAGTTTGAACCAACATATAAACTAATAATTGACTCTACCCCAAATATTTCTGGTCAGTATAGTTTCACTGATCTTATTGTAGATGTACTTGCACCTGCAGAATGGATTACTTTCAATAACTGCGTAATAAATTCAGTTGAAAATATTGGCGGTGCATGTAGTTTTAGTGGTAAAACAAGACTAACACAGTCTATGTTCCAACCTTCATTGGACTTGATTTCTATTGACATTCTTGACGAAAATGTAATAATTGATATTGATGACTTCCCAAGCACAAATGACTGGATGAGACTGAAGAGAAAGCAGAATCCAACTGAAATGAATTTCAAGGGAAGAACTGTTAGTATTTCTGACTATTTCATGGATTGGGCTAATACAAAAGTAATTACTTACAAAAATGCTAAATTCAACCAATATAGAATGGCTGGTAAAACAGTTACACTTGAAAATTGTTCAGGTACTTTCCAGATCTATAGAACAGATGGTGCTTTTGAGTTGTATTTGAAAAACAGTAATATGGAACTCACTTCTACAACTAATATGCACAGATTGGATTGTTCATATTCTACATTCACACATAGTTATAACAGAACTATTGATATAATCAATGCTGAATTTTCTACTATAAACTGTTCAACTATAACATCAAATGCT